GTATAACTTAGTACCGAAAGCTGTGTAAACCGGGGTGTCTTCAATGAGTCCTGGAGTGCTGGTCTCAAACATAGAAAACCCTGGAATGTCTATATTGTTTGGAAGACTGAAATGCCTTGTGGGAGTTCCTCTCCACGACAAAACAACGTAAGGCTTATCCCACGTTTTAGTTTCTGTGTCGTACACAGCACCATTATCCCAATATAGATTCCCGTAATTGCCGTTTGTGCCGACAAACGAACCCTCAATATATTGATCTTCAGCAGATTCGCTTGTGACGACAAATGTCGCGTTGTCCTCGTCAACCAATGGATAGATGTAATCAGTGTCCAGGGGGGTAACGCCATTTTCCCAGCCACCACGGACTCCGTAGATACTGCGTGTAACAGGCTGTGTCCCTGCTATAGAATCATAAACGTATTCAGTATAGGGGATATTATGGACATCACCTGATCTTGGATGCAGCGCCACGCCGGATATAACAATCGTCCGACGGGGGTACATAATCTTGTTTTCAGTTATGACTTCTGGCAGATACACTTTGACAGATTCGTGGTTGTAACAGATTGAGGCTTCCACCCAAACACCACCTGCCAGCTCTACTATTCTGTTACCAATGACCAGACCACCCAGCTTCATCTGTTGCCGCAAAATCGCCAGTTGTGCCATCGCGGCTCCACGGTATGCCGCCTGTTCAGCGGTCATGCCGTGACTGGTTGGCGTAGGGATCATCTTCATCAGCGTCGCTGCCCCGCACTAAAGCTGGCCCTGATCTCTTCCACCCGCATGTTGCCACTTGCTACTTCAAACCGGAACGCGATCTTGCTGCCTACCACACCTTTTGGTAGCTTAATCCGCTTGTTCTGCACAATGCCTAGCTCGGACACTTCAACCGCCCATCGCTCTGGTTCTTCCGGGTTCGACTGATCCAGCAGGGTAATCGCCAGATCACCATTAAACTCTCCCGTCAGGTACAGACTGTCGAATGACTTGGTGCCGACTGCCCCAAGGCTGGAATAGGGTAGGGTGAATGAACAGCTGCAGGTATCCATAGTTGTAGAAGGGGTTTTGATGGCAGAACCAATAGCGAGATATGGCGTGTCACCTAAAACACAGGCAGCGGCAACGCCTGGTGCACGTTTCATGGTTGTTTTGGTGCGGAAATCATACTCAACCGTCACCTGATCACCAAACGCCAGATACTTGCCACCAGCCACCACCGCCCCGGTGTAGGAACTGTTAAGGGCGTCAGCATAATCAAGATTATCGGCAGACAGCCGGTTAATAGCTCCGTCTGATCCGACCATGTAGACACCATCAGCACACAGAAACACGTGACCATAGCCCAGCGCCTTGCTGATGAATCCGCTGTAGAGTGTACTGGCTTCGTAGGCGCACGGGTAGAATCGCTTCACGGTCTCAGGCGCAAGAGGATCACCACCGATGTAGCAGCTCACTCCTTCGGAATGTGCTGCCAGAATGCAGCCAGTAATGGCACCGGCCTCCAGACAGTTGAACTGGTGACCGATAAATCCGTCTCCTAGATTCCATAAATCATAGTGATATGCCTTTGAGTATTGCAGGAACTTGCCTTTATGGCAGTACGCACGCGCACCATAGGCAAACCCGCCATCAAACAGCGGCTGTCCAGCATAGGCCACTGATTCACCCTGATCAGGATTGGTACCAACAACCGCTTCAGACATTGCACCGGCAGGATTCACCGACTTGTAGACCTTAGCCGATCCTGACACCCGCACATCAAGTGGGGTGTGCATGATAGGGCCATCAAGCACCGGAAAGCGTTTTACCGGCGTGCCGGTTGTCAACTCATAGATGTCAACTGAATCCCCAAAAAACAGGCGGCTACCAGCAGACAGCCGGGTAACTGGCGCCGTATGGGTCAGCGTGGTGGTCAAGGCCGGTACAGTCTGCATACAGCCATCATCTGTTACCGTCATGTTATGCACGGCAGTCAGGTGACTCTTGCCAGTATTGTAATCAGCAAACTGGCTTTGAATAGCCTTACTGTCATTTAAGCCCAGGCATTGACGGAAAAGTATCACCTCGGACATAATCGACCTCTACACATAATCATGCGCACACAGATCAATACCAAGCTCATACTGTGGGATCTGCATGGCTTCAAAAATATCACCCTGATCTGCCGGGCGTTTGCCGAACTTAGCTTCAAACTGCGCCAGCATTTCATTGGCACGGGCCTTGTTTACCAGCTCTGAATCCTGATTGCTGTAGATCCGGTACTTGATCCATGGCACCAGTGACGCATGCAGATACGGCGCAATCTCAGGACTACTGGTCTTTGTAATATCCTGCAGCGGCAGTCGAACTGTTGTCAGATTAAGCACGCCGGAAACTGTCGGCACCCGAAACAGCCGCAGCACGTTTTTATCCATTCCAGTTACAAACGCCACCACTTCTCCTGCCTGATCTTCCCAACCATCCACAAGCTCATCCATACGGGTGAAGCTGATCTTGCTTAACGGCTTTAATGCACCAGCCAACTTGCCACGCAATACAAGCAGAATACGTGGATCAAACAGGTACGTAGCAACACCGGCAGTCAGATTGATTCTGCAGATATCTGCCGTGGTAGAATCAGTCAGCAGCCTGCCTCTGATACATGCCTCACGCTCTGCATCATTCAGGTATGAAAGTATCTGCCATTGCCGTACATACTTGTCAGCATCAGCGCCAACTTCATCATCAATTTCACGGCGTACTAGTTGTTCGATCTCTGTAAAGGTCATTGGTTATGCTCCAGGTTGTTAATCCAGAAGTGTATCCTGCACAAAATCAGCAGGCTCTTTTTTCTCATCTTCGGGCGGCAAAGTAGCATAAGCAGCTTTTTGCTTCTTCTCTTTGAAAGATGCTCCAAAGGTTTTACTCTCTTCAACCGCCTCAAACTCTGCATTACCCTGCAGCTTGGCAATTGCCTCTTCGTCAGTTACATCAGGGGTAGCACCATCAGCAAAATCATAATCGAACGCAATCATTGCTTTATGGTCGCCCAGATACCTAAACCTCATTCCTTCCTCCTATTTTGTATAGCCGGGAAAGTTGCCTCTCCCGGCTACTATCTATCCGTAACTATTACGGACAATTACGCATCAGCAACGCCAGAGACATAGACCGTACAGACAGACCAGTCAATCGCATTGGCAGTACCTTTACCCCACTGCAGCTTTTCGACACCACGCATTTCCATAAAGCCGACACCGGCACGGAACTCATAGTCATCCTCTTTCGAAACCGTGGTACGGGTACGCTGTGCCCATGCTACACCAAGCGCCTGAGCGCCACACAGGAAGCATGGTGCAACCGCTATACCTGAGTTACCTACACCGGGCATAACGGGTAATTCAGGAACTTCTCTCACCATAACGCCATCCCATTCAATACTGCTGGTGCCAGAGAACAGCGGGTTCTGCTGGCTGCGCTCAAGAGCGTGTTCCCAGTATCCGTTTGAAACCATCCATGCACGCAGATCACGGAAGGCAACAGAGGGAACAAACATCACGTAGGTCTCCTCATCATCACCATAGGTAACTGGACGGATTCCATCACCGTTGGCAGTAACAGCAGTCTGAGCCATACGCTTTGCAAGTTCAACCACGTTACCCGTAAGTTTGTCGTTGGTTGAATCCACGTTAGCCAATGATGCAGAATGATCATTTGCTGCATTATTGCTCTTGGCGGACCCAAACAGTACCCTGTCAGCGTTCTTAGCCAGCCAGGAATCTTTTTCTGCCTCGGTTGCAGCATCATATGGCGTGCCGTTAATGGTATGCAGGGCAGTAATAACGGCCTTGCGCAGATAGCGCATAGCCAGATCAGTAAGGGCAACTTTACCTGCATTGCGAATATCAATCGGGCTCTTCTGCTCTTCGGCTACGTTTACCACGGTTGCATCCCGTACAACACCAACCTTGATGGCATGGCCTTCGTTTGGAAGTGCCTTCTCGTTGCCAACCAGTTTGGTAGATCCGTCGTTCGGGCCAGCAGAAGCATCAAGGGCGCCGATCAGGTTAATGGTAATAACGTCGCCCTTCTTCTTGGTAAGATTTTCTTTAACCTGGATAACAGCATTTTCATCAGTACCCATATAACGCTTGAAGCGGTTGGTACGTACATACGATTTAAAAAACATATCATCCCACTGAGCAACTTGCTCATTCATAGAAACTGTAGTTTCAGACATTGTCGTATCTCCTGGGCCGTGTTATCGGCCAAAAATTTATATGCCTGGCGGGTGTTATCCCGCAAAGGCAGAGTTATTTTGATTTACTCCCTAAAATATCTTCCATAGGAGTAGGGCCACTATACGGTTTTGCTGTTCTGCTGCCGTTACCGGCATTACGCACCTCTGAGAAACCACCTTTAAGCTTCTCATGAGCTACATTCCCTGCTTTTGATTGACTTGCTGATTTGTTTTCAGGCTTGGTTGGTGTAGTAATTCCCAGCTTCTTGGCCTGGGCAGGGGCAAATGTTTCCACCGCCTTACGCAACGCATCAGGCTTTGATTCTCCGCGCTTTAGCAAACCTTCATAGAACGCATTGATGTCGGCATTTAGCGCACCATCAGCTTGCGGATGATCAGGGTAAAGGAACGGATACGAAGTATGAAGCTCTTCATACACCTTGTTAAACTCCGTTGCCGTCTTCTCCTGGATAGACACTGTTTTCTGTATCTGAGCAGCCAATGCCATCCTGGCGGATTCAATTTTATCCTCCAATTCCTCAACCAGTTTTGCCGCCTCTTCATCCGATGGATCAACCAAAGAAGCTGACAATGCTTCACGATACTGCTTGTTTAGCTCCTTCAGGGTAGGCTGTTTGTCAGCATCACCTGTCTGCTGCTGGCCTTCGCCTGATTGCTGCCCCTTCAGCCTCTGCAGTTCTGCATCAAGAGCCGCTTCTTTTTGTCTGATCCGCTCCCTTTCCTTTGTCAGAGCTGCCAGCTCTGATTTCATGTTCGGCTGTTGTTGTTCATCATTCGCAGCGGCATCGTTCTCGTCGGCATCTTTCTCGGCAGTATCGTTCTCAGCGGCGACCTGAGCTTCATCCTCGCCCGTGTTGCTGTCTGTACCCTCCTCATCTACATCAGCCCCCTCATTGACATCTGCCACATGATCAACAGCCTTAGCACTCTCATCAGAACCATTCAGAATCTCGTCAATCGTTTCAGCCATAATGCTTTCCTCCTCGCCCGATTCGGCGGCGACCCTATAAAGTGTGTTTTACGCCCGTAACCCGGCGACGGTTATTTTACTCTCACTCCATCATTCCTCTCTGTCTCTATTCCTTTCATCATACCCTCACCAGGGCTAATAGGATGTGCCGTAAACATGGGGTTAGTGTTCTGTCTTACCATCGGTTGCTGCTCAATAGCCGATGGAGCAGGAGGCACAGGTTGCCCCATTGCCGCTGGAGCAGGTGGAACAGGTTGAGGATAAAGCGGGGGTGAGTTTTGATCTACAAACCCGGCGCTCTTGGCTATTTCATCAGCAATCGGCACAACGCCACGCACCGTAGCAGCAACCTGAGCGGTCTGCATGGCGCTATATAGCGTTTCAACATTATCTACCGTAGCAGCAGATTTTGCCTTTTCTGCATGAGCATTGGTGAGTGCAACCTTCGCTTCAAGCAACTGCGCCTGCAACTCTGCCAGCTTCCTCTGCAGTTCCGCAGCAGCTGGATCTTGTTTGCCTTTCAGCCGTTCAATAACCTTCTTTTTGTTACGCAACGTGCTTGACTCCAGAAGTAACTCAAACGCGGCAGACTTCATTTCTTCCGGTATGGATGGATAGATAGCGGCCAGTGTCTCAAACTGCTCCTGCTGGCTGTTCACCACGTCCGGCACCTCGATCATGCTAAAATCTACATCGATCTCTGCAACGTTGTTTTGTACAACGATCACGTTACCGGCATGGTCAGTTATCGGAACGTTGAGCCCTATCCACTTTGGACTTTCAGGATCACCCGTCACCCGTATCCACTTCTCGGCTGTCCAGAACTGTTTGATACGCTGCCATACAGCACGGCAGACATTCGTGTCAAACTGAGCAATAGACTCAAACAGCGGTTTCAGCTCAGTGCTGGCCCCCTGCTGATATCGCCTCAGGGCAACACCAGACATAGACCGTTCATCAACTCCTGCTAACGCAGCATTCACACCTACCGAATCAATCTCCTGCTTTGCTTCCTGTAGCAGTTGAAACTGAGCTGATGCTTGATCCATTGTTGGCAGAACACCAAAGTCCTTACCATATTCACCACGGTTAAACTTTAAGTGCCCGTCTGGCTTGGCAAGCTCACTCTTTAGTTTCTGTATATCCTCACTGGCGCCTTCTGTGCTGTATGTTTGACGAACAGAGACCAGGTGAAGATGCTTACTGGCGCGCTTGTTGATCTCGTCCTGAATATCCAGCCATGACCTAACGTAGCCATAGCGGTTACCATCACGATCCACATGAGCAGACTGCATAATGATAGACCAAGTAGGATTACCACGTTCACAGACATAAGGTGAAACATCAGGTTCTACCAGAAATCCGCTGCGTGTAAACTCAGTAACCCACACTTCATTATCTTGCAGATATTCCATCTTCACAATACGCACACGCTTGCGCCTTGCATCAGCCCATCTTAAACGCGGCGTGTCGTCATAGGTAGTCGAAAGGGTAGACTCGCTGCTTATAGTGCTGGAAAGAACATCAACAGCGTCAGGGTAACGCTCAACAGCCTGATCGTAATCCATCCAAACCACGCCATAGCGATACAGGGCATCAGAGAAATCAAGCTCGCGGCTATGAGGATCATAGCCCAGGCGATCCCAATGAAACCTCTTGATGCAGATGTCAATATCATCGCAATTCAGCTTGCAGAATACTTCAACTCCGCCAGTGCCTTCAATCACCAGATTTTCGAACACTTCTGACTTGATCTTTGGAAACATCGTCTTGTCGTACACAAAACGAACGGCATCAGTTGCTGCCTGTGCTGCTTCTTCATCTTTGGGAGTGCGTGGGGTTGCCTCAGGGTCAGTCCTGATCTGTAGCTCTATACCTCTAAGGTAATCAACCTTTGGCTTGATCCGGTTGCGGGTAATAACCGGCTGTTTGCGGGAACGCAGTAAATTAGCGTCATGTCTTGTCCATTGCTTGTGGTCGTAGTAATCCCTGCAGCGCTCGGAAAGAGCACGGGAGTCCATGGATAACTGTTCGGCCTCATCAAAGTAGGCCAATGCCTGTGTAAGTGTAATCATGTTGCGGGTGCCCCCTTTCTGGCTTGTCCCGTCTTGGCAGCTCACCACCCATTGTGGCGAACTGTGCTGCTAGTGTTAATTACGCTGTCATCCAATCACCATAATCATCTTCATCGACCCCGTAATCATCATCCGGTTTGCTGGTTGCTGCATCAGCATCAGGCGGTACAGCACCAAACAAATCATCAATCGTTCTACCGATCAGGCTGCACACATCCACACCGTCATCATGCGCGCCCTCAGTCGGGAAATTATCCATCTGCTGCAATAACCGCTGTGCCCAGGGTAGACCTGTTGGATACTCCTGGTCATCCATCGGCATATACACCTTACCCAATGCCCAGCGTGCCTGGAAAGCACGCGCTCTGGTAGGCTTGTTACTGATACTTGGCAACCAACGCAACTTGCAAAACACCTTGCGCTCCAGCATACGCTTATTGATAGAGGATTCGAGCGCCCTCATAATCACACCGGCCTCACCAATCCATTCAATAGGCTTCCACTTCTGGATCATATCTATCTGCCGCTCAATCCATACCGACGAATCTGTCTGTCCGTACCACCAATCAAGCACAAAGATATTCTGAGCAGGATCAATGCCAAATATCCCGAGCTCAGTATAATCTCCACCACCATCAGTGACTGCATAATCAGACGCAGCATAGATATTAAGGTGTTGTGGTGGCTGCTTGTGATCGTACCAGCGTACACACTCTTTTTTAAAGAACATCCCGGCAGCAGGCCGAATCTTCCAGTTGCCATCAAGCAACCGCTCCCGCTCTACCGTATCCAGCGCCATCAAGTTTGCCATATAGCCTGGATCAGATTCAAGCAGCTTCTTATTATCGTGTATCGTGGCCGGAATAAACGTCACACTCTTTGGCATTACCTGGTCGCCATAGGACGCCTTCAGCTCTTCTGGCGAATCAGCCCATACCAATGCATCATTTACCCGAATAAACCAGCGTATTTTACCACCACGCTCCACAATTGGTAAACCAGTATTCTGATCAATCCACCAGCTGATAAACTCAGCCACCCAGCTATCAGCATCTGGGTTCGTCGTAGCCCGTACATACGGCCTGACACCACACATAGACCGGTTACGACTCAGCATGTACCAGAACTGGCTGGCGCTGAAATGGGTCAGCTCATCAAAGCAGATCAGGGCAATCTGACTGCCCTGCCAGTTCAGCACCGTGTCATCATACTCCAGGTGGCTAAACTTGATCCGGCCTCCTCTAGGCCATACCCATTCTAGCGAATGTACTGACGGTTCACCACCTGCCAGAGCATACAGTTTCATGCTTTCATCCCAAAGACCACCCGGATTCCGAACCTGCGTTGCGTTACGCCGAAAGTAGCAGGCGTAGAATCCGGTATTGTGTATCACATGCCGTAGCGACTCCAGCAAAATAGCCCAACTGTTATGTGTTGCAATAAACCCCTTGCCAGCAAGATACAGACTGTTTTCTGAGGCAACCGTAATACATCGCACCATCCTGGATGTAGTCGGTTCTATCGCAACAATAAACCTCCTGAGTGACAACCCTCGTAATGTTGATCTCATCCGCTCAAGTTTGCGCTGCAGCCTGAATACAGGCAGGATAGTTCTAAATTGCAATCGGTATCTGATACCACAATCTCGGCCATTCAGCTTGGCGACAGAAGTAGAGCAATTTACCTTTATTCCCAAAGAACAGGCCAGCATCTTAAATCCATCAGCAAGCGCCCGATTAACTACTGAAAATTCTAATTTCCCGTTTTTAAGCGCCGTACCGTCACTGTCCATCAACCCCTGCAGCACTGCAAGTCTTGACTTTGCATCAGCCTGCAATACCCATTCTGGTATGTGCTTGTTATTCTGCAGCCCCTTTTTTCTAATCCAGGTTGTCAGGCCCGGCACCAGATAACCCAATGGCTGACTCGGCTGGCGATATATTTGTGGATTGATTTTCAGCAACCGATCAAGCATCTCCTGTTCAGCCACTGTTATCATACCTTCTCGGCAAGTACCATCACCAAGCCATACCCCCAGCAGGTACGGGTCAACCTCTTCACTCCAAGGCGATCCTACAACCGGCTGGCATACCTCGATAGAATGATTCAGCGCGCCACGGATTGAGTACAGGCTTTCCTGCAACTCTTTTGTTGTCCTGACAGTGCCTGTTGGTAACTGCTCAGGCTTTAGTGCTGCGGCAACACTGTTTCTTAACGATAGATCAGGACGCTTACCTGAACCTCGTAATGGCCTGTTTTCTCTACGCCGTGCCCTGAATTTCAAAGATCGTATACGCAACTGATTGCGTTCTGAGTCATCAAACGTCAGCCACTGGTGATCAGCATCCGCAATTAACTCATCTCCCGTATCAAACCGCACCACAAAAACCTGATCAGAAAAATACGGTTCAAACGCTTTTACTACTTGAACCATGCTACCATCAGGGGAGAAAACCCTATCCTGTTCAGTAATATCGCCCATCCACTTCCAGCCGCTGTCTGTAAAAATAGGCGTATCAACATCAAGGGCTTTTCCGCCACCGGCCGCGCCTCCGTAAATCGCAATATCGGCAGGGGTGGCTAAAAACATCTCCTGTGGCCCTGGTTGCGGTTTGATCTCCATAATCTTTTAAGCGTTACCTTCTGTTGCTTCTATCAAATTCTCAATCAGCGTACGTTGCTTATTGCCCTCAATAAGCACCTCAGACTTTAGCACCTCAAGCACGCCCACAATCTCAACAGCAGTCAAAAAGTTTAACGCCTTGTTTACCAGATCCTGCATACCCTCAGCAAAATCGGCAACAGCATCAGTCCTGTCCAGTTTAACCTCTTCAGCGCACATACCTAATCCCTTCCATTGCTTGGAATATAAAACGTCACCACGGCTTCAGACTTAATCGCTCCACCGTCCTTGCCGGTCAACTCAACCTTATCTTTGTACGCTCCATGATAACGCAATATCTTATCAAGCGCTTCCAATCGCTTAGGCAAGTTAATCTTAGTTTTAACCAAATCAGAACCTGAACGGGTTTCCTCTATACTATCAATCACATAAGCTGCATCATCATCAAGCTCATGAACAGGCTTAAGATTACCCAATTCGTCATACAATTTTCGTCTGTCGAACGTGGCAATCCTTACTAAATCACGGTAGGCAGACTCTGCATTGTATCCAACCTTGGTAACCACCTCTTTCTTAACCTGTTCAAAACGTCTCCTAATGTCATCATTAGTCAATAATCTTGAAGCACTACGCCTTGCAACAGATCTTGACACAGAAGGATATGCAGCCAGATACGCTTCAGTTGCATTACCCAGCTTGACCAACTCTCGAACAAATATTTCATGCTCTGTTTTAAGCTCGGCAGAATCATAGCCAAACAGCGCAACCAAATCAGGCAACACTTGCTGCCCCGTCAGCCCATTTGCTGATCTGTCAGAAGATTTATCAGCCTGATTATTTTCCTGGATATTTTCAGTCTCTGTTTCCATAATTCACCCCATACCACAAAAAAAGTCAGTCCGCAATAGTTACGGACTGACCAGATCAAAACAAAATATCCTACTGCTCAACTGCCGTTATCCCCATGTACCCCGCTCTGTCGGGAATACGTTTATCAGACCAATAACAGTAACATCGGTTGCTTCAGGCCATATATTCAACATTTCTTTAATTGCGCTTTCTTCGTTTGCTGCTGTAATTGCTGATGCTGTTTTAAAGCCTTTGCTTGTTTCATCAGCAGGTATTGTTGCGGATACTCGGTATGTTTTCATGTTGCACTCCCGTTTTTACGTGGCCTGCCGCCCAATTTGCCATTGGCGGCAGACGCTGCTGCTTTTTTTGGGGATGTATTGCTGCCCATCATCCCCATGACTTTGCCCACGCCACACCTGCAAATCTCACAGGATGCGACGTGGTCGCGAAACTTACGCATGTCCCAAGCACCATCAGCATCAGCTATGCCGAGGCTAACGGGATCGGAACCGCAAAATAAGCGTGTTTTCATTTTTTACCTCCACCGTTTATGACAAACCGATGAAGAGTGTTTCTATATTTTCCTGTTGGATTGGCATCAAGCCAATCCAACGCCTCTCTTTCGTTCCTGGCGTAATATATTGATTCGCCAGACTCGCACTCATAAATTGTTTTCATAACGCCCCCTTTAATAGCTAATAATCCTCCCCCAGAGTTTGCCGTCACGATCTAATGACGGCAAAATCTCTTCAAACCCAACAGGCAATTCCTGGGGTCCTCTCGCTCCCAAAAAATCGCCGCAAGTGCAGCCAGCAACACCGCAAAGGGCGCGCTGAGCCCTCTTAACTTGAGCGGGACTTAAGATCCCGCCCCTGACTACCACAACTACGGTTGTGTTATGGAAGTCATTTTTTAACACCAACCTCATAACTCTCTCCTTTCTGGGCGGCCTTGTACCCTACTCGTCGTCATGAACGACAACGTAGGGTACGCCCTCAAAGTTGGCGGGGTTTTGCCAGCTTTGAGCCAGCTCCCCGTCCACAATACTGTGGTCGGGGCAATGCTCCATACAAGTGGAGCACCAAAGTGCTGCGTCGTGATGATCGACGCAGCCGCAATCGTAGACACGGGTCACAAGGCGGGATTCCATAACCGCCTCCTTTCTGGCGGCTATGAGGCCGCCACCCAAATTTGATGATCAATATATAAACCTGTCTGATAGGTTAGTCAACAAAAAAACACAATAAAAAATTTTTTTAGAGTAGTAGTACAACACAGTCGATCTGATTAAACGCGATGTCACTGCTTTCCGAAGTAGAGGATCGGTATTCCGCGTTTGCTTGCGTGCTGATGCTCAATGACACTGCCAGGGCTGTCTCTCCACCCTGGAACCATTACAATGACGTCGCATTTGTCCAGTAGCGGGATACAGACCTTGTATATCCAGTCACTGTGCTGCATGTGGGCAAACTGCGGATCTTCGTCCCAGAAGCTTGTGATTTTGTGGGGCAAGAGGGGAGTGAGTCCTTTTTGCAAGATCGCTTTTGCGACCTCTTCCGCCTTATCTATGTTGGCCTGTACCCCATCTCTTGTCGGTGCTGTATATGGCCCTGCGATGTAAACTACCATTTCTTTCTCCTGCTCTTTATCTTTTTGGCGCGAGAAGACCCCATCCGTAAGGGTGGGGATGGAAGCGCCTAGTCTGCGGCTTAAATAATTGCTTGCATCTTACAATAAATGGTATATAATTGCAAGTATGGCTCATAAAGCTTTTAAATACAGAATATATCCAAACCGGAAACAGATAGAGCTGATAGAAAAACACTTCGGCTGTACCAGGTTTGTCTATAATCATTTCCTCCGCCGCCGAACGGATCATTACGCCAGTACAGGTAAAGGCTTGACCTATCACGATACTGCTGCTGAACTGACTGAACTGAAAAAGCAGACAGCAACAGAATGGCTGAAAGAGGTTAATTCACAATCTCTTCAGCAGGCTCTGAGAAATCTGGATATTGCCTATAACAATTTTTTCAATAAAAGAGCTGATTTCCCAAACTTCAAAAAGCGTAAAGGGCATCAGTCTTTTCAAGTGCCGCAGTATTTTTCACTGGATGGCAACAGGCTTTCCATTCCCAAGATGGCCCCGATCAGAATAGTGGTCCACCGCCCTTTGGAAGGCAGGCCCAGGC